AGAATAAGTCCAGCGTTAATGTGTATAGAGAGTAAATTTAGTAGTTTTCCTAACAAAGAACTAGTAAGACTAGGATATACCAATATGTTTGTTAGAGAAAAAGAAGATAGATTTAGTGGTGTGATAGATAAATCTTATGGATTTAAAACAACATCAGTAACAAGACCAGTAATAATAGCAGAACTAGTAAAGATAGTTCGTGAGAGTGTTGAGTTAATATATGATAAATTAACACTAGAAGAAATGCTTACATTTGTTAGAAATGAAAAAGGTAGACCTGAAGCACAACAAGGGGCCCATGATGACTTAGTTATGGGACTAGCTATTGCATATTATGCAAGAAGTCAAGTTGTGTTTGATATGGAACCAATAACAGTAGCACAAGCATTTAACTTTAAATCAGAAGAGCCAGCAGGCTATGATTATGGAGAGGAGATAATTGTAATATGAAAAAATCAATGTTAAGAAAATTAAGACAAATATCTAATGAAATATTAGGAGAAGAAGAAACTAATAAAATAATTCAAAAAGAAATAGATAAAGTGTTAGAAGAAACTAAACCTAAAAAGAAGAAAAAGAGTGATAAGTAATGATAGAAGCAATAATTCTATGCACCATATTTGGTGTTTTTATTATAATTGCTTATTCACTTGGATTAAAGAATGGACAAAAACTATCTAAAAATGAAGAAGTAGTAGTACCAAACATTAATCCTATAAAAGTTATAGCAGATGAAAAAGAAAGATATGAAGAAAGAAAAAAACAAGAAATTCAGGAAATAAATAGTTATAATATTGATCATTATGATGGTACAGGATTAGGACAAAAAGACATACCTAACTAGGAGGTGAAGAGATGGATACAAAAGAATTAGAACAAACAGATATATGGCAGTTATATGAAAATGGTAGAGATTATAATCGTATGGTAGGACTATATACTGATACAGATAAGAACTATCGTATGTATAATGGTAATCAATGGAGTGGCCTTAAAATAAGTGGAATAGAACCTATACAATTAAACATAATTAAACCTATTGTAAGATACAAAGTAGGAATAATTAATAATAATCTATATCAACCTGTTTATAGTGCTGAAAATATCGCAAATAACGACTTTAAAGAAGTAGCGGTAAAAACATGCGAGTTACTTAATAAACTTGCTGCTAGAGTATGGGAAAAGGATAATATGGACTATAAAACAAGGTCTATATCAAAACATAGTGCTATTAATGATGAATGTCCTGTATATATCACATACAATAAAGAAACAAATTTACCAGTAAATGAAATACTATCTAAGAACGATGTTTATTATGGTAATGAAAATGATAGTGATATACAAAATCAACCTTATATTTTAATAAAACAAAGAAAACCGGTTAGTAATTTGTTAGAAATGGCTAAAGCAGAGGGCGTAAGCAACGAAAAATTACAGTACATCATAGGAGATAATGATACTTTTGAAGAGGCTGGAGACCATGCAAAAGAAGAAATAGATGATATGTGTACATTAATTACTAAACTTTATAAGAAAGATGGTAATGTTTACTTCTCCCAAGCAACACAGTACTGTGTTATTAAGGAAGATAAGAATACTGGACTAACATTATATCCACTAACCCATATGCTATGGGAAGAAAAAGAAGGCTATGCAAGAGGAGAGGGAGAAGTTAGATTCTTAACCTTTAATCAAATAGAGATAAACAAAACTATTATGAGAAGATTAATATCTGCTAAGACTACTGCATATCCACAGAAAGTTGTTGATACAAGTAAAGTGCAAAACCCTAATGCTATTGATAAAGTAGGAAGTACTATTAGAACGAATGGACAACCAGTTGATGATGTTAGAAAGATAGTAGGAATAATTCAACCAGCACAAATGTCGGCAGATGTTGAAAAGGTAATGAATGAATTAATCACTACTACTAGAGAGCTAGCAGGTGCTGGAGACATAGCGACTGGTGAAATAAATCCAGAGAGTGCAAGCGGTAAAGCAATACTCGCGGTACAACAAGCATCACAAATGCCAGTAACAGAACAAACAATAGCATTAAAAACTACAATAGAGGATCTAGCAAGAATATGGCTAGATATGTGGAAAACATATGCTACTGAAGGTCTAGTAATAGATTATGAGACTACTGATACATTAACAGGTGAAACTACTACTGAGCCAGTACAAGTACCTTATAGTGTATTAGAAGCGTTACAGGCAGATGTAAAAGTTGATGTAACACCTAAAAGTCCGTATGATAAATTTGCTCAAGAGTTATCACTTGAGAATATGCTTAAGGCTGGGTACTTTAATCCACAAAAATTAAGTGAATTAGAGGTATATACAGAACTATTAGATGATGATAGTTCGATGCCGAAACAAAAACTTCAAGAAGGTATAAAGAAGATTAAAGCGATTCAGCAAAGAATAGCAGAAGTACAAGCTCAGGCTCAACAACTTCAAATGAGAGCAAATAGTTATTTAGGAACTCAGGCTGATATAGAAGGTATCAGAGAAATGGGATCTAATTTAATTAATCAAGCAATGACAGTATAGTTATTGCTTTTTTATAGTCCAAGCATTGAAAGACTTTAAAAGAATATGGAAAGGGAAGTCAAACCCTTACAGAAAATAGGAGGAAAAGAAAATGAACGAAGATATGAATGTTCAAACACCTGTTACAGATGTAACTGAAAATACTGAGGCTCAAGCAGTAGAACAATTTGAGGAAGGTATAGAATTAACTGATACCGCTTCTAACGAAGAAACAAAAGAAGTTAAACAATATACTGATGAGGAAATAGAAAGGATAGTGAATGAGAGAGTTAATAATATTCTACCTACTAAAATCGAAAGAGAAAAAAGAAAGATAGAAAAAGATTATCGCGAAAAACTATCTAAGTATGAAGAAACAGAAAGTATATTAAGTGCTGGACTTGGTACTAATGATATCTCAGAATCTAATAAGAAAATGAGAGAGATTTATAAGGAACAAGGAATTGATATACCAGCATATCAAAAACCTAGATACTCTGAAGAAGATGAAAAAGCACTTGGCGAATTAGATGCTAAGAAAGTAATCTCACTAGGCTTTGATGAAATGCAAGAAGAAGCAAACAATCTTGCTAGTATTGGAACAGATAAAATGACTCCAAGACAAAAGGTTATGTTTACTACACTTGCATCAGAGTTAACTTATCAAAAACAAAAAAGAGAGTTAGCTAAATTAGGTGTTAAAGAAGATGTACTAAACAATTCTGAATTTAAAGAGTTTGCTAGTCAGTTTAATTCTAAGACATCTATTCAAACTGTATACGATATGTATACAAAAATGAAACCACAAAAACAATATGAGCAGATAGGTAGTATGAAAAATAACAAAGAAACTGCTCAAAAAGATTATTTTACTAATGATGAAATTGCTAAAATGACTGATAAGGAATTAGAAGAAAATTGGGAAGCAATTAGAAAATTCCAAACATCAGGAAAAAATAAATAAAAGAAGGGAATGATAAAAAATGGATTTAGCAAAACAAAAAATTTGGCATAAAGCCTATGAGAAAGCATTAGAAACTATCACAAGTTTAAGAAATCACTGTGATTTTAAGTTTCAACCAGACACAAAAAATGCTGATACTGTGTATATTTTAAATGCATTTGAACCAACTGCAAAAAAATATACTCCAGGTACAGACATAGAAAGAGAAGCAGTAACTGCTACTAGAAAGGAATTAAAACTAGATCAATTCTATTATTTCAACATTGAAATAGATGATGTTGATGCGGTTCAATCAGTTCCTGGCGCTTTAGAAGCAGCTGCTGAGGAAGGTGCAAGAGCATTAGCAGAGCAAGGAGATATGTATGTTGCAGAACTTATTAAAGCAGGTGTTGCAGATAATACTATCGAATCAATCACTGCTGGAGCAGTAACAAAAACAAATGCTGTTGAAAAAGTTGAAGAAGCATTTGCTGTTCTATATGGAAAGAATTGCAAACCAAGTTCTAAATTCTATTTAGAATTAGTGCCTAAATATTTCACTTTATTTAGACAAAACTTAACAGAGTTATACACTAACAATGTTGAAATGGCTAAAAAAGGATATGTAGGTAAATATGGTAATGCACTTGTTTCTATTGAAAACTTACTTCCAAATGATGGTACAAATCATATTAATGTTCTTAGAACTGGTAAAGCAATTGCATTTGCTGAGCAATTAAAAGAGACTAAACATTATGAACCAGAAGGAAGTTTCTCAAAAGCAGTTAAAGCATTATATGTTTATGGTGCTGAAGTTCTTAGACCTGAACAAATTTGTGCAATTCCAACTACAATGTAATTTAAGGGCGAAAGCCCTTTTTATCACGATAAAAGAAATTATAGCAGTGCAATTCTGCTAATCGTGTGAAGGAGAAGAAAATGGAAAAAATAGAATATTATACAATTAAGCCAAATCTAAAACAATTATTTGGAAGAAAGGTAACAAAAGAATTAGAATTCGATGAATATACAGAAGATAAGAAAGTTCATCAAGTGCTAAAAGGCTGTGTTCTTACAACTTATATTACTAACGAAGAACAAGGCAGTGTATATGGCGTAAATGAAAAAGTAATTACGAAAGAAGAAACTAAAATAACACAAAATATACCTGAAGGTGTAATTTTGATATGGAGTGAAAAGAGTGGTTATATAATTCCTGATATTCAAATGACAACATTAGAAGAATTGTCAAAAGAAATAAACGATATTCAAGAAATATATAAAGTAGGTGATAATAATGACACTAACAGAAATGAAGAAGAAAGTGCTTAGATTAATCGAAGAAATTAATCCGAAAAGTGAGTTATTAACAGATGATCCTGATATAGCAAACAAAATAAATGATGTTATCAATCAGATACAAAATGAACTTGCAAGAATAAAGAAAATACCTGCTAGAAAAGAAATTGAAGTAGAAAAAGATAAAGAATATGATTTATCTGATATAGATAAAAATATATATCAATTAAATATTGTTACAGGTGTAAAAAACAATATAATAGGTAACACTATTATATTTAATGAAAAAGGTATAGCTAAGGTATATTACTATAACTATCCTAAACAAATAGCATTTGAAACAGTTGGAGATGACTTTGAATTTGAGTTATCAACAGATGTGTTGGAAATTATGCCTTATGGAGTAGCAGGAGACTTACTTAAGTCTGACCCATCAACACAATATGGACAAGTATATTCTAATAGGTATGAACAACTAAAACAACAATTAGACCCAAGATATCACACTGGAAGTATATCATTTGAGGGTGGTGATAATTATGAGTTCTTATAGTAGTTCTAGTGGTGTACCAAGCGGAAACTTAGTAACAAGAAAAGTAGATAATTTTGCAGGTGTTGATTTTAGTAATAGTGATACAAATCTATCAAGAAGTCCAGATAGTTTAAATATGTGGAAGAATTACAAGAATAATAGTGCTGGAGTAGAGACAAGACCTGATATGGAGTTAGTAGAAACTTATGACAATACCATATTTGGTCTCTTTTTTTATGATGTAGGAAATGTAACACATAAGATAGTTCATTGTGGAACTAAACTATATGATGATAAAAAAGAAATATTTACAGGTATGAATCCAGCTAGGAGCCAAGCATTTATATTTAATAATATTTTTTACATTAAAGATGGTATTAATTATTTAGAATACGATGGCGTAGAAATAAAAGAAGTCGAAGGTACAATACCAGTGACTAGTATTGGTAATGCTGATGGTAGTGGAACAACATATCAAGATGTTAATTTACTTACTGGATTAAGGAAAAACCTTAGAATAGGTGATGGTAAAACTGCGGTATTTAAGTTAGATGCTGAGAATATAGACAGTAATTATGTAGTTACTGCTATAATTGATGGAATTACATATACACAAGGTTTAGGATTATCAGTTAATGTAGTAAAAGGGGAAGTAACATTTGATGTAGCACCACCAGCACCGACTACTGATGGTCAACATAATGTTGAAATATTATTTAGAAAGACAGTACCTGGATATAGAGATAGAATAAATAAATGTACTCTGCTTACTATATTTGATAATCGTATTTTCTTTAGTGGTAATCAAGATTATCCTAATGCTGTATTTCATAGTTCATTAGAAGACCCTAGATATGTATCTGACTTAGATTATTATAATGAAGGTACTGATTTATCTCCTGTAAAGGCTATGGTACCTGGTAATAATGCACTATGGGTGTTTAAAGAACCATCACAAGCAAATACAACTGTGTTCTATCATAATCCTGTAGTAGATAATACTTATGGAAAGATATATCCTAGTGTACATTCAAGTATCAATACAGGATGTATAAGTACAGGAATTAATTTTAATGAAGAT